AGAATCTAGGAGAAGAACCCGATACTTCGCCCAGGGCAACGCCCCCATTGTATAATGTATAACCGAACGTATCGGTAAGACTATTAGTAGTTTTGAGAACCGGGATTCCACGGAAACCAAAAGGTACGGCATTTACAGGTATTGTACCGTCTTCAACAGTTCTATGTATTCGTATTCGAATATATGCTGATCTATTGGGATATTTTCCCTCTATTACTAATCGTCGTTCTTCTTCTCGTGAAGCATCCCAACTGAAAAAGACCTTTTTATCACCAATAATTCGCCCTACGTACCTATCACTATGTGGATCCAGGTTACAATTGGGAAAACGCTCAATTATTTTTCGTTGCTGATCTGTATCATCAAAATCTCGAAGTTGTACCTCAAAAGTTCCATATTGGTATTCGTTATTGCTGGAAGGTTTTATGTTTGCAATCGATATTTTAAATTTATCATTGGCAAAAGCACCATCAGAAATCGTTTCAAAGTAAAATAAATCATGCTCCTGAGTACCGAATGGTTGAGATATGAAATATGTCGTTTTAGGGGTAGCATATCGAGCATCAAATCGTCCATATGCTTTTAAAAACTGTTGTGTCTTGTCTCCGGAATCGAGTGAGACATTCGTGGATCCGGAAAGAAGTGCCACTGAACCGCTAGCTACTGAAATTGGTGCGAGACGGGTATCAACTGGAAAATCAGCATATAGAAGATGTTTTTCCCGCTGAAACTTCAAGGGATCAGTATTCAAAAAATTAGCAATATAAAATGAACTTTGAGGATCTAATGAAGCAGTAAAGATTTTAAGCCCTGACTGTCCATCGGCACCACCAAAATTAACACCATCAGAATTGGAAAGAACCAGCTTGAAAGTGAATGCCGGCATTCCGCCGCCTCCGCCTGTCGCGCTATCCGTTACGGTGGCTACGGTCTTTCCGGGCGCTCTGAAGTTATCATCGGGCTGAGGCACTTCTCTCGTATGATAGGCATCATCATAATCAAGAATCTGAAATACGGTTCCGCTAGCGGTAAACAACATCGCATGTATAAGATTGACACGATCATCGCCATCCCCCAAACTTGGAAAGCTATCATTATCCGTAAAGATTGGATAGGCTGTGGGCTCACCCCCACCGCCATGAAAACTTGTGGATACATAATGTCTAGCAGCTATAAACTGAACGCATCCTCGTGGATGCCAGTCGGCCAATGAGGTAGAAGTCTTACCAACATTATAAAAGGAATTGGAACCGCTGATAACAAATCCAGCATTCTTGACCGTACCCTGGGTTTGCGTTGTATTAATATTAGCCTGAGTTTGATTTGCACCGCAACCTAATACACGCATAAATGTACATGCTGTCTGTGTTTTTAGAAACTCATTGACTGCGTAGGGTCCGAAACGTTCAGGATCCAATGTTCCAAAACGTGTTTCAAAGTCAGCAAAACTACCTACTACCACTGGCACAAAAGCAGGGCCACGTTCTGCAGTAGCAGCTATAGCTGCGGGAACCCCTACGGGAGGGGAGATGCGTCCGGAAATATCAATTTCTCTTTCAAAAAAACCTGGACCACGATAAGTAAGCTCTGCCATTTAGCACTCCTTGAACTAAAACTTTTCGAAGATAAATATGTATGGAAACATCGAAATTACCCTCTAACTTTAGAACTACACATAATTATAAATCTATCTCTTCCAATACCTCAAATCCAGGATTAATTTTTCCATCACCCAGATCCTTATAAGTTGACTCTCCCTTTGCAGTAGAGATGATCGGGGGAATAGGTACTTCATATGTTTCGCCGGTAAATGGATTAACACCTAATTCAGGTGCCATAACAAAATCAGCTCCAGTAGTAGCACCCCCGATATCCACTCCGTCCCCCTCTAAAGCATCGGTTCCTTCGGTAATGTTGGTAGAATCTGATGATGCTTTTCCATCTTTCCCCAGTAAAGCCGTCCCCGGGAGGTCGGCATCCTCCGAACGTAAGTCTTCCAATATATACTTAGCAGGATCTCCGCTAGGAGGACCTGCAGCAGTAACTGCTATCATTTTTCCTTTAGGTTGGATAATATCAAAACTGATATCTGTTGCACTGGAAAAGGATCGAAGAGCATTGGGTGCACCGGGATATGATGGATTGACTATATAGGCTGGTACTTCAACACTAAAACTATATCGTACCAATCTTTCCTGATCTGAAAAGTCACTAAAATTATTATCGGAACTCAATCCGGGTTGAACATATGCCACAAACCAGTAACCCTCCGCAGTTTCTAATCGAAATGTTCTTTGGTGCATATCCTGATATGCACTCATTAGTGCGGTTATCATATGATTCATCTGTTGTGTATATTGAGTCCAAAAACTAATCTCATACGTTGTAGTAAAATATTTGATGGGAGGAATGGTTATAAACTCATATACGTTTTTATTACTGAGCTCTTCCACCAGTAACATACCAGAACGCATTTTAATCGATGACCGCATTGGATCCCGGCGGGAAGCCACCATCCCAGGCTTAATTCCTCTTTTTTTCAAACCTTCAGTAAAATGCTCATCCGCAGCCAAATTATCCTGATTTATTAAACCGGGCTTATTAATTAATCGTTGATAAAGAGGATCAGTTTTATGAAGCCGTTTTTTAATTGTGAGTGGTTGAGTCTGGCCGGGGCCGCCACCTTTGGTCTGAGTTTGTTCTATGCCGGATCGCAATATGGAAATTAAAGGCAATATGAGAGCGCCCGATTTGCTTCGTAATGGTCTCTTTCGTCTAAGGATTGCAAATCGTTCACCAGTCGCAAAAATAACAGGAATTTTCCTTGATTCTTCCTCAAGTTTATAATAAAATGGAATTTCATCATTAAAGAGATCGAATAAAGCTCTATCAACATCTTCTATAGTACATGAAGGAATGGAAAAATCCTCAGGGACTTCACTCCCTTCATACCCCATAGAAATTGATTGACTATCAGCCTTGGATTTAGTAAACCTTGTCGACACCGCTTAATCTCCTATGAATCCGAATAGAATGATGAATCAATAATACCGACCTCATCCTTCTTTCCAGTGCCACCTTTGGGTGAAACCTCAGCAGGACCAGAGATTGGTGGAGTAACAACTCCTTTTTCCTGTAATGATCTCACGTCCCCTGTTTTACCCTCACTATTCTCCGCAAACCCGCGCTGCTGTACAAAAGTGGTTTCTACAGCATCCGGGTCATCATAACTCTCATCCGTTGGACCGATTGGTAACTTATCAATCTGTCCCAGCCTAGCTTGCTTACCGACTAATTTGACTCCTGTCTCGTGCTCAATTTGACCGTATATAGTGCTTTGTACGATAACAGAAGTTACTTCAAAAAATGTATCACCATAACTGAAATAGTCTCCAGCACGAGGGTTGATTCCTTTATCTAGCATATCCCTACTTTGCAAATAGACATCAATACTATAATAGTTCTCCATGCCATACTGATTGGTCCGGACCTCTGAGGGTGTCCATGTAACACTGGCACCAATGTTGATAGGAGGATCGAATACCTTGCTAATAGCTTCTTCATATACCTCATGTACATCAGATAAATCCTCGCGCACATGATAATAATAGATCTTTTGACCGACTACGTCCTTCACTATTTCTTTATTCACGTCAGCAATGAAATCAATTTCTCGTGGGGTTATAAATAACCTGGCCAATAACTCTCTCCCATTAGCCCATTATTATTGCTTTACCATTTGGAATCGGAATGTGACTCAATATCTTTCGCAAATTTTCCAATTCAGTAGCTTCAGACTCTATTAATTTTCCGTATGTCATGGTCTCTAACATTTCTTTTAATTCGGTTCGAAGATTTGTTTTTTCTTCCCTTCCATGTGATATAAGATCATCGCCATTCAACGCCAGGGTTCCATCAGCAATAGGGATCGCATCAAACTTCGACCTGATTAGTCCCAATATTTCCTTAGAACCGGCCAGGGTGTACTGCCTAACCCATTGTCGACCTATGCTATTGATGCGATCAAACTGTAAATTGCCGTATGGGACATTGGATAAATTGTTAATACCGTAGATGGTACCATCAGTATATGATGGTTTAAATGGGTTCGGGGCGAATGCAACTCTCACCCATAACTTAAGAGGACTTTCCTGCGTGGGTTGTGGAAAAATACGAATTTTTGTCCCTTCTACCCTGTATGAATAATTGGAACGCCTGACACGGTTGGAAAGATCCAATTGACCAGCACGTAATACATCCTCAAAGACCGGCAATACATAAAATACGGTTTCCGGAGTAAAAGACTCAAAAGCAAACTCGTTATTAAGATAATTTATGGCAGAAGTTGTATCAAAAAAACGATAGGCAGCTTGTGAAGAAAAATGATACACTTCCATTATCTTTAATTTTGTCTGCGGGGAGTTTCGTGCATTACTGAATATCGTGTTTCCTGCCGTGTCTTTCAAGTCCGTGTATAAATCATAATCCTGCGTATTCTTTACTAATTGAATTGAACCACTCACACTATTATATGATCCCCCGATACCGGCATCCATGGCATAAGGTTCAGCCTGGCGTAGAAGAAACTCATTATTTTCGCGGGGTAACATCTGTTCATAGCCATGGGGACCTATATTATGCGAACCGGAAGTCGCACTACCCGTTGGAAACCCCATCAGATTCATCAATTGTGACTGCGCCTGGTATTGGTTCACGATCGCGCCGTACTCCATTAATGACTCTTCAAAACAAGCCCAGATCTGTTTCTTGGTCAACTCGACGCTCAGGATATCGTCACCCATCTTTCTTTTGACGAAAGTCACCATCGAATCAGCTTCAGCCTGAAATGCAGCATCTCCATTGAAAAAACCAAATGGTGTTGGGTTTACTGTTTTTGCAAATGTTGCCATGCATGATCTCCGAGGATGCGCTTATTACTAAATATCGGGACTGGAAGGCGAATGCCACGATATTCGAAACATGAACAAAAACCCCCAACCAACAAATGACAGGGGTTTAAGATCATCATTGTTAATAAGTGTTAATTATTATGAAAATGCTATTGTGCCGGTATCAGATCCGTCACCCTGGTTGAGGGTGACAGCTGCTACTGCCCACCCATTTGTAGTTCCAGTCATATTTACGAATCTTACGGTTGAACCGAGCCCACCGTCGCCGTTAGTAGCTCCTGTGATTGTAAGAACATTGTCGAGAGCAACTGACAGATCACCGACTGATGCAGTAGCACCGCCAACACGAACCGCAGTAGAACCAAGCGCAAACGCCGTATCCGTGGTTGTCGTATATGTATGAAGAACGCTATCGTTTATAGCTATACTGTAATAAACACTAATAAAGTCACCAATATTTCCAGCAGCTGCTGAAGGGATTGTGACATCCGCATTTGCAGCTATAGAAGTATAGTATGTGTTAACAGATAGCGCCAAAGCGTCAGATATAGCTGTTGGTGTAGCATTTGACGTAGCAGAATCTCGCAAAGTTTTAGCTCCACGTAAACCGCCTGTGTTCGTGGATTTTAAAAGCCCACTTATTGTGGTAGCACTTTGAACGGTGACGCCAGCGCCTGAGGTTTGAACTAAACCTTTCTTATTTGTAATTGTTACTTTTGGCATGATTTTTCTCCTATTGCTGCCAATGTCTCAAATCATCTGAGGTGCTAGTTATTATCCAGCATCTGAGAATGCTATTGTCCCAGCCTCGGCGCCGGTGCCCTGATTTGTAGTGACGGCATCCACGGCCCACCCATTCGTAGTTCCAGTCATGTTTACGAATCTTACGACCGTGCCCAATCCACCATCACCATTGGTATGTCCCGTGATTGTAAGAACATCATCGAGAGCAACTGACAGATCACCGACTGATGCAGCAGCACCGCCAATGCGAACCGCTGTAGAACCAACAGCAAACTGTGTATCCGTTGTTGAAGAATACGAATGCGCATTACCATTACCGGCAGCTACACTGTAATAAATGGTAATGAAATCCCCGATATTTCCAGCAGCAGCTGAAGGAATTGTCATCGCAGTTGCAGCAGCGATTGCTGCATAATATGTGTTAACTGCTAGTGCCCCCGCGGCAATATTTGACGGCGTAGCACCAGATGTAGCAGGATCTCGAAAAGTTTTAGCTGCACGTAAACCTGCGGTGTTTGTGGATTTTAAAAGTCCGCTAATTGTAGTGGCACTTTGAACGTCGACGCCAGCACCCGGAACTTGAACTAAACCTTTCTTATCTGTAACTGTTACTTTTGGCATGATCTTTCTCCTAGGTCTGCATGATTCCGATGCGCTGGCAGATTCAGTTGATCAATATGCATCGGACCTGTGGATAAGTATTCAATTGAAACGTGATTTTATTCGAAAAATTTCAGGGCCCAAGCAAAAAGCCCCATCGCAACTTGTACGGCAGCAAAAATGGTAATTGCCTTGGTCTTGAATGTCTTAAGTTCTTCCACTTCAGTGACAAGCTCTTTCAGTTGTGTGGGTGAACAAACATCATCGATCTTTTCCTTCCACACCTTGAGGTCATCAACCTTGTCTTCCTTGACTTGCATCTTGGCGAATTCCTGCTTAAGATACTGAATCTCATCCTTGAGACCCGAAATGCCTTCCGATAACCGTTCCAGTTCCTGCAAAACTAATCTGGAATACTCATTCCAACCATTTTGATTTTCATCAGGCATCAGCAAGGTTCTCCTCATCAAGCATTTTTTTCAATCTACTGGCGTTCAACCCATTGACAGCTTCGTTTCTAATATCTCGTGGATCGGCATCAGAATCCAAAAGCCCTAGAATGGTTTCCAAGCATTGAAGCATGACGGCGTTCGATGTAACATCCCATGCCATACCCAAAACACCCATCACGTCTCCGGCATCATTCTCACGAGGAACCAATTTACACCAAAAAAGCTGGTCGCTATATTCAACAAAATATGTCATGACATTTCCCAAAAAAGCTGACGTATGTTTTTTTAGGGATTCATCACGAAGTACCGGACACTCAAACATTTCTTCAAGGTTGCGTGGATCCTTACATGTGAAGGCATTACCCCACTTAGAAAGCACCGTTCCTCCTTTTCCGATAGACCACATGGTTACCGGTACCGGAAAGTTGGAGAAGAAACCTTCAAACATCCTAAGGTCTTTCTTTAATTGATCATCCCGAGGCTTTAACTCATTACATAGAGTTCTCAATCTTTCAATGTTCTTATTTTTTTTATTTCCGCTGGTTGATTTCATGAAAATAAATATAGGACTCAACATAAAAAAAAAGCGGGATGCCAAAACTGGCATCCCGCAAAAGCTAAATCCAAACTAAATCCAGAAAATCTAGATGATGTTGAGATCCAATACCGTAACGGTACCGTAGAAATCAGATCGAACCATCTTCTTTCCGTATCGAGTCATGACACCCTTACGCGGGGTGAAGTCCTCCGGAGCGAAGATTGTCGGTGTGACAATAAGCGGAACATACGGAGCATAGACATACCCAGTCTCAAGATAGCTACCACCCTTATATCCAACAAGTATCTTGTTGCGTGGGAAGTAGGGATCCTTATAAACCGTGAAACGATTGCTCAGTGTACCAACCTTCTCAGCGCCAAGTGTAAACGGTTGACCAACCTGCCCATCGCCATCAAGGGTGTATGCAGGTCGATAAAGTACCGATGCTTCCAACATTGTAGCAACATCTGGTGAAACCACAATGAAATTAGCAGAACCACGAAGCGTCAAGCGATGGATTTCATTTGCCACGTCAATAATGGTTTCAACCAAAGTCTCATACCACTCACGTACAGTACCCGCAAACGTTGGTCCGGGAGCCAGAGTGTTATTCTTGTTAACCTCAGCCCCACTTACGCGATTGACAAACTTACCAGGAGCTCGTGACCAGAATCGAGTGGTCTTAGCCTGAGTCAACAGATCATTCAAGATCTCCCGATCGATCTCTAGAGCAATTTGCTCCGACAGAATCTGTGTCAGTTCAACCTCAGCATCCAAGCTATGATAAGCATTGAGATCCTGTGCAAGTTCCGGTGACCATTTGGCACGCAATTTACGAGTAACGGCCGTAACAGCAATCGATTCAATCTTGATATCGATTTCCGGAATAACCGGACTCGGCGTTGTCGCAAAATTGGATTCAAAAGTCGGAATTGTCAAAGTATCGCCATCGCCTCCAACGCTCAGTGACGGATCAATTGGAAAAGATAGTGACGATGCCTGAACACCGCCGGCGCCTTCACACGGTGCATTACCGTTACCTGAACAGATCAGTAACAGCGCAGTATCGGTTGCGCTAGCATTTGCCATGGCATTGGCCGTGAATGTAGTGCCATCCCACTTACCAATACGATTCAACCGACGCACATTGATAAGGTTCTTACTGTCCTGAACATATTGAGTTGATGGAGCACTGGGTGCAACGCCATGTCGAGCCGTATTCGGGTTGGCTACCCATTTCATTCCAGCACCGGTGGCATCTGGATTATTAGCACCCATATAGAGGCCAAATTCCTTTGCCTGAGTATAGTCCGGAACTTGAACGGCAGATCCCGAAAGAAGAGACGTTCTAAGGAGTACCGCAATATAAGAAGCAGCCGTGTTTGCACCGCCGCCATCCTCAATAAGAGTTGTTAATTGCGGATCAAATTGAAGCAACTGTGCATCGGATCCCGTAGCATGCATAAAAACGCCTGTTCCGGCTGCTGCGTTGCCTGTAAGTGTTGTTCCACCTGAATATGCTCCTGAAGCAATCATAACACCTGGATAGAGCGCCTGGCTAACATGCACTCTAGAGTAACCGGATCCAGCCAAATTGTATTGGCCTCCAATCCCCAGAGAACCGGAACGAACTCCCTTACCAGCCGGTGCATTATAAATGGATGATCCACTCATGTATGTAGCCGACCCTGCATTATTACTGGCGCCGCCAACCGCAGTTCCGTAAGTGTAATCAAGATAAAAGAGCAGCCCAGAGGGTAAGCTCATCGGTTGAATGGAAACCAATTCATTGGCAATCAGACCGCCGAAGACCCGACGAACGATTGGAAATGCGATGTTGCTAAATCCACGAAGATCTCCGGAAGAAGTCATAGCTCCTGCACCGGTAGAAATGGAATTCGCTTCACGAAGAAGCTGGCCGGCCTGGTTCTCCAGAAGCCGAGACATGTTTTCACGATTGACACCGTTCATACCACGAAGAAGCCCAGTACGGGACCACTTGTCGATCAACCGGCGATTCTGGGTTCCCAGATGTCGTTTCCGAATGCCTTCGGTAAGTTGTTCGAGCGAAAAATTGTTAGACATTTGTTATCTCCTTAAAGATGACTTGAGTTAAAAATCGATTAATTGTCCTTGTTAAGTCCTGCAAGAACTGCCCATCGATCTACCTCAACTCCACTCTTAGCCGGCTGTGCCGACCGGATTGATCTGGAAGATGAACCGAGCGTCCTAGCAATACGTCCCTCAGTCAGCGACCCTCGCTTATTAAGAGACGTAGTTAAGCTCTTATAGAGCAATTTGGCTTCCCTGAGAGTCTTGGCATTATCCAGCGCCTCGACAATCGCCCGTTGTTGTTTGGACGTGAGATTTCTGTTTTGCATCAATTTATTAACATATAACAATTTTGCATTAAACAGATTCATCTCAGTAAGCTGACCGCGGAGGGAACCAACCGCCTTTTTGTATTCAACCAACTTACCTGAAAGAGCTCGATTTTTGCGGCTCTCATTAACATTTGTACCTCTACGACGTTGTGGAACTCTTCCGGAACGACGACGTTGTGGAACTCTTCCGGAACGACGGGAGCGCCTCTCGCTCATTTGTTGACGGGCCGCCCGGACGCGTCGTCGTCGGCGACTCTCCACGGTAGGGGTCGGAACCGCGGGATCTCCCAGCTCATCGGCAAGTGCGTTGATGAGATCTTCCTCGGAAACGTCGACAATGACATCGCCAACTTCATCACCACCGTGATCTAAATAAGGATCAGCGTCTGTAGCCTCTTCCTGCTCACGAAGATGACGCATGCGTCGAAGCTCTCGTCGAAGCATACCCTCGTCGATCTCAATAACTTCTTCTTCCGTCTCTTCTCCTACTTCTTCTTCTTCTTCTTCCCCCACCGAAACGTCCAAACCAAGGGCTGCGCCAAGATCCACTAATGCTGACTCGGCATCTGCAACGGGAATTACTTCACCCACATCTTCGATGGGTCCTTCCCCTTCGATTTCCTCCTCAGCCTCGAACTCTTCCTGTTCTCTCAAACGACGTAGGAAAGATTCCACCACTTCATCGGAAATCTCTTCCTCTTCGTCCTCTTCCTCTTCGCCTCCCATCTCCACACCAATATCCAAACCGGCGACATCAACAGCTTCAGTGTCTTCAACACCCAACATATCAAGGTCTTCCTCATCGAATACAAGGTCGAGCTCTTCCAGCTCTTCTTTCTTTTCTTCTTTCTGCTCAAAAAGCCTATCAAATAACGTTTTTGCGTGTCGCCTAGACATTTGTTTCATCTCCTTTACAATCAGGTCGTATTTTGAAGTAGCCAGCGTTGCTTCCACTCCTTCAGTAAGTATTACATCACCTCGTAAACTTATCACTTCTTTTAACAGTCGTGTGTAATATTTACGGGTAGACTCTCTCAATGAACGATTTTTTCGTCCTTGAGAAACATAATTTAACAATTTATTAAATCCGTTAATTTTTCTTCGAATCAAATTCAAATTTTCGCATAGAGAAAACTGGGCAGGAGATGATTGATAATCATGAAGCATAGAAGCCAATGCCATAGCTGACTCCTGGTTCAAGCTTACAAGAAGATCCTCCTCTTCTGAAGAAGCCTCCCCACTACCACCTAATTCCAACTCAACATCACCGGTGTCCACCGCGACTGATCCGTCGCTATCTATCTCTATATCAACATTTGCACCCGGATGGACCTTTACCGATGGCATTGCTGCATCAATACTCACCAAATCATCCAAATTCAACGTAACCGGTTCATCCGCTTCGATGGGTGGAGATAGAACATCATCCTCGCTAAATTCTTCGTCCTCAGAGCCTATCATTAATTCATTCTCAATAAGTCGACGAATTCGAGGAGTTACACTCTCGATTATTTTATTTCTAGCATTCTGTTCTGCCATTTCCCTTAACTGTTTCGCTTCGGCAATGGCTTCATCAAAAAGATTAGACATATAGCACTCCTAAAGTACAATCATTAAATATATCCATACAACCCACTCTTTCATCGCCTATTTTTTTTTGCCTTTTCAGTTGTCTCATTTTACCTACATGTCGCTTTTTTCTTTTTTTTGCATTATTGGATATAAAGTGAGCTCGCTGTCGTACGTCCCGAAC